AGACCCACAGGCACTTCTCGAAAAGAAGGCTCGTGCTGGTCTAAAGAATCTTGGTCTTGATGGGAACGCTGAATACGTTGCTCGTCTAGAAGAAGAACTAAGCATCATCAAGCAGAAGGACTTCTCTGTCTACTTCATCATTGTAGGCAACATGATCAAGTGGGCCAAGGATCAGGGTATTCGTGTCGGTCCTGGCCGTGGTTCTGCTGCTGGAAGCCTTGTGTGCTACTCACTGGGAATTACAGAAGTAGATCCGATCAAGTGGGGCCTGCTGTTTTTCCGATTTATCGACATCGGCCGTGATGACTGGCCTGACATCGACGTTGACTTTGCTGACCGTGATCGTGATAAGGTCAAGCAGTATCTTCGTCGTCAGTATAAGCACGTGGCTGAGATTGCTACGATTAACAAGTTCCAGGGTAAGGCTGCCGTAAAGGCTGCTGCTCGTGTATTCCGAGTCCCGGTGGGAGAGGTCAACTCTGCTACTAAGGATGTAGATGCACCTGCTGATAAGCCTGACCTGTTCTTCGATCTCTTTGGCAAGTCTGATAAGGGAAAGAAGTTCACCGAGAAGTATCCAGAGGTTCTTGAGCTTGCTCATCACCTCAGTGGTCGTATTCAGTCAATGGGTAAGCACCCTGCCGGTATCGTAGTAGCGAAGGAAGAAATTGCTCGCTACGCTCCAATCGAGACGGCTAAGGACCCCAACGACGCAAATGCACCACGACTTCCTATTGTCGCTTATGACATGAATGAGGCGGCGGACATTGGGCTTATCAAGCTTGACGCCCTTGGTCTAAAGACTCTGACTGTTATCGATGACGCCCTTGCGATGATCAAGGATCGTACTGGTAAGGATATTGATCTTCATCAGATCAATCTGGAAGACCGTAGCGTATACCAGATGCTTGCAGATGGTTACACTCTTGGTGTATTCCAGGCGGAGGGAAATACCTTCACCAAGTGGATTCTTGAGGCCGGTGCTAGTGAATTCAACGATCTAGTCATTGGTACCTCTATCGCCCGTCCTGGTCCTCTTAACACTGTTGGTGTTAGCTATAAGGCTAGGAAGAAGGGCAAGGAGAAGGTTGAGTATGACCACTTCATTATGAAGAGACACACAGAGGAAACTCTTGGTCTCATCATTTATCAGGAGCAGGTCATGCTTGCGATGACTGAGCTTGCCGGAATGTCAATGACAGAGGCAAACAAGGTTCGTAAGATCATCGGTAAGAAGCGAGACGCAAAGGAATTCGAGCAGTACAAGGACAGGTTTATTGAGGGAGCCAGCACGAAGGTTCACCGAGCTGTAGCTGAAAAGCTATGGCACGACTTCGAGCAGCACGCAGGTTACTCATTCAACAAGTCCCACGCGGTTGTATACTCTATGATCACGTACTGGACTGCTTGGTTGAAGAAGCATTATCCTCTGGAGTTCATGTGCGCTCTGCTCAGGAACGAAAAGGACACAAGTAAGAAGACTTCAAAGCTGACTGACTATCTCATCGAGGCTAAGCGTCTGGGGATCAAGATCCTTCTTCCTCACGTGAACGCTTCTAAGGAGGAGTTCAGCATTGAAGAAAACGCAATCAGGTTCGGTATCACCAACGTAAAGTACATTCGTGGAAACACGGGTAAGAGGCTTCTGGAGCACGCTCCGTACGCCAACTACAAGGAGCTTTACGACAAGGTTAACGAGAAGGGCAGTGGACTAACAGTTCGAGTGCTCACCGCATTGAACGCTATTGGTGGTGCAGCATTTGATGACAATCCACGTACCGGACATGAGCGTGACAACTTCTATGAATATCTAATGATTCCGGCGTTCGGAACTCAGAAGGTCATTCCTAGGGTCATGAATCAGTTCAGAACCTTGGACGAGTATTCTGGCACTGGAGCCTTTGCAGTCCTGGCAATGGTCAAGGATGTTCGAAGAGGTGAGGGATGGGCGCGGGTGGAAATGGTTGACGAAACAGGTACGGCTGGTGTGTTCACCGATAAGGAAACTCCTATCGAAGCAGGCCAGATGTATGCTATCCTGGTATCTGACAACCGAGTCCACAGGTATGCTACGATGGATGAGTTGATCGGCAAGATCGACACACCATTTGTCGAGTATCTGTATGCTAAG